CCGTTCAGCAACTCGGCGAGAGAGTCGGCGGTTATGTCGACCTGATCGGGGTGAGACTCAAGGGCTTCGGTAACTTTCTCAATCAAATTCATGAGGGGCCTTTCCTATTAAACAGTGACAGAGACTTTCGCCGGCTCGTTGATCGAGTCGGCCCAGGGGGCGAGTTCGAGTTCGATCGTTGACCCTTCATCAAACGTGCCGGAAAGCGGACAGCCAACGACGGTGTAGTCCGCATGCCAATAGTTCGTTCCGATCGTGGCGATTACCCCATCGGCAACAGCGATATGCAGGTCCGTCTTGGCAGCGATAGCCGCTTCGATGGCCTCGACAAGAGCGTCATCCTCCTTGTAGTTCACGCTCAGCGTGAGCCGCTGGTCAAACCGACCTTGCTTGTATTTCGTGTGACTCGAACCGCGTTTTTTGATCTCCGCAGATTTCGGCGCCCGGTCGAGACCGATATCGCCAACATTCTTTTGCTCCACCCAGGTTGGCGTAGCCCAGACAGTCGCTCCGTGGTTAGCGGACGTGTCGAGATAGATTCTGAATTCTTCACCCAGCAGCGTAAGTGCCATATTACAAATCCCCTTCGGCTATGAACTGTAAAAACTTTTCTTCAATGAGTGGTAACTTCGGTGTGAGATAAGGTCGTGGCTCGATCTTGACCGTAATCTGGCGACCTGTCGGCAGTCGGGCTTTCGTTGTCCCGCCGAACTCCAATACCTCCGGGACATTGGACCCTTTGAAAACCAATGGTCCGATCTCACACTGCGTTCCGTGCTTATCAACGTCAAAAACGATGCGGTCTCGTAGTTGTCCGCCGTGTCGAAACGGTGGATCGCCGGGCTTACTGGATTGACGCTTCCGCCGAATTCGTTTGGCGGCTAGCAAGGCTTTCTTCGCGACTTCAGGTGAAACAAATTGACCACCGGATGATTTCCCGCGGCCTTTGTCGTCCGTGGCACGAGGCACCCCCCTGTTGTCTATGAACACTTCGCGGCCATACTCGTCCCGCACGCCAACTGCGATAACACGATCTTTCGGAGGTCGTCGGCTCAATAAATTTCTCACCGTCTTCATCGCGTAGGCTCCGGACCGCCGCAACGCTTTGACCTTTGCCGCCTTTTCGTACTCGACGTATTTCGGGTCGATGCGAAACTTTCCGATCTGCCAACCGATCATATGATCCCCGAGTAGGTCAGCCGAAATGACGAAAGAAAAACGCCCATCTTCAACGCTTCTACATTAAACTTGTCGGTCGTCTCCGTCTTGGTCCAAATCCAGTTATTCATGCGCTCAAACCTCAGTACGCTGCGGATGCTGTATACGAAGTCCGACAGCCTCCGCCGGTCCCCCGGGTTGGCGGTTGTGCCGACGACGACAACATCAACTTCCGGACGCAGCAGCACTTGCGATCTGGTTTCTTTCTCTTCGGTCTCGCCCGCGGGACCAATCAAGACCCGGAGCGTTGTATCTTCGGCGAACAAATTCGTCCAAAGGTTCTCGGGAACAGACACCGCCGCGGCCATCACAAAGGCCCTTGCCGGATCGGCTAGGTACTCCGCGACGGCTGCCGCAATGTCTTCCGCCGGGTCACTCACTCAGGGACTCCCCGGTTTCCACCGTATAGACCCTGTAGAGAATGCCCAGATTGTCCATCGACCGAAAGCAGCGGCCATTCTCCAACGCGCATACGCGATAGACTTTGCCGTCGGCCTCGATCCGGTCGTTCTCCGCGGGTTCGATCTTTTCCCCGCCTACGATCAACTGGTCCATCCCGACGCCAAAGTCTCGACGCTTTGCGGAGAATTGGAAATCCTCCACGGGTTCGCTGAAGGTTTCCGCCTTTAAGGCAATAGCCCCCAGGACCGCGGAGTCGTTCCCGCGAAAGTAAACGATCTCCACGCCAGCGTTTTCACACAACTGGCGGTGGAGACGTTTAACAGCTCTGGCGATCAAGTCAGCCATTAGGCGATCAACTCTTCCGTATTAGTGATCGCATCGGAAACCAAGATAGGTACGCCGAAGGCCGACTCGGGGAACGGAGCAGGGGCACCGGTCGGGTTCGTCGCCGTCCGGCTGTCTTGCAACATCCGTTGCGCCTTACGGTTCATCAGCAGGTGCGTCGGCTTACGCCCGATGGGGAACCGCTCCAATAACTGAGCGATCATGTCATCAGTCAAACCAGTCGTCGACGTGACATTGGCGATGCGTCCGATGTCATAAGCCGAGCCAACTTGCAGACCTAGCCACAGACACGCCGGCGTATAGTAGGCAGGAAACTTCAAAGCACCAGAAGAAATCTCCGGAACAACGACGGTTTCCATGAGGTCGAAGGCACCGTCTCCCTTATAGACGCCGCATACCCCGTCTTGGCTGATATTAACAGCCCATACGCTCGTATTTGCGTCGGCCGTTCCCGTACCCGCGGTAACGACCATGGCATCCGCCAAGGCGTTCACCGTGCCTGCGTCGCGAAAACCCTGAAAACCACCTGATGCTCCGGTCGCACCGGCTGAATCCGAGGCTCCAATAACGCCGTTGATGACTTGCTTCTCGAACGCCATCAACGCAGATCGCAAGTGGCGTTTGCCTTCGCGGGCAACGTAGTCCTCCGCGCCTTTTCGCCAAGCATTCGCTACCGCGACGTCGACGCCCCAAGAGAAATCGAGAATCTTGAGGTCAACCGTAACGAGCGTATCGTCGCTCGAATCCAATTCCCGGCCGACGTTTTCAGCGCGAAACCCCACAACAGGGGCACCAGTCTCTTTAACGTACTTATGGGTCACCCCGTTGGAGCTAGGCTCCATAAGCAGTGCATCAACAAACGGCGAAGCCCTCAGCAAATCACTGACTTCGATATTGGCGAGATCGAAGGCATCTCCGATCAAGTCCGCCACTGCATGATAATCTTGTGCCATGTCTTACTTTTCCTTGTGAAAATTGTTTTGGGTTACTTACCGACTGCAGTCGAAGACTGCATCCGGTTGATGCGAATCTTGCCCGCGAATCCCTTACGTTCGGCCTTCTCCGGCGTCAGTTGTATTGGCGATGCTTCCCCTTCGGACGGCAGAGCGAGCTTCTTATTGGCTTCCGCCAATGCCTCCGACAGCCGTTTATTCTCGTCGGCTAGTTCGGCGAACTGCTTGTCGCGGGCTTCGTCGAACGACAATCCGTCGGCAAACCATTCGAGGCCCTTGTCGCCAAATGCCTTGCGGTAGCGTTTCATCTCGTTTTGCACCGCCGAGAAGTCAACCGACGGCTTGTCGATTTCCACTTCAACTTTCACGCTGTCCGCCCCCATTTCAGTAGGCTTCGATTCGGGTTGAGCTTCTGCCTTCAACTCCGTAGGCTTTACTTCGGTGTTAGGCATATCGCCCCCCTTAGTTGTTACTGTGATCTTCAAAGAATATGATTCGGACGTACTAAACTGGCTCTCGGTATTCATATCCGCCCCGTAAGGGCAAACCGCTACACCGCGTAACGGCCATTCTCGCACGACAATCCCCGGCCCCTCGAACTGGTAGCCGTTGACCTCGGTCACAAAGCCCTCGGGCACTTGCTCCAAAACGGAGCCATCGCCGCCCCAGTTGATCGAGGCTTCGTAGGGGACACCGCCCCTACTACGAGCGATCAGCTTGCGAGCCGGGTCTCCAGATTCGCTCGTTGGAACCAGAGCCCCTTCGACAAATAGCCCCTCATCTCCGGGCTCGAACGTATCGAGGAAGCCAATTTCCTCCCCATGGATGTAGTCCACGGGGATAATATTCTTATGCACCTTCACGCCGGACATGTCGTGAACGATTCGCCCCCAGAACCAATGCTCGATAGGATGTGCCGAGCGAGCCAGCATGCGGATCGGATAGCTTTCCTTTTCCGCATCCTTCGCAGCGAACTCGACAACGCCGCCGGGAAGGGTAAACGCCTTAGCTGGGACTTTGCTGAAATCTTTGGTCATACGTCTGCCGTCTCCGTTTGCGTGGCGACTTCCGGAGCGAACGCAGAACTATCCGCGAATTTCAAATCGACGCCGAGCGTTTCGGCGTACTTGATCGCTTCGCTGGTTTCCTTCACGTTCTGATAGAAATCCGACCCGATGGCTTGGCACTCTTGCTGCGGGCTGCTAGCTCCCATGGCGATCGACATGGCTGCCCCCCTAGCTTCCTTGACGGAATCCCACCAAGGCACGCCGTCGGGAATCCATTGCCACTGGAGAAAATCGAAGTCTTTCCCTCGGGGCAGTTTGAGCTCGCCGTCGGCAACGGCAATTCCGAATCGCCACTTGGTCCACTGGTCGAGGCACTCCGAGAGGTCTGCCCGACGGGCCTTGACGCTCTTGAGGTACTGAATCAGACCCCCGCGGGAGCCATAAAAATTCGTGAACGACTCATCGAAAAATGAGTAAGGGATACCCAGCGACTTCAACGCGATATGGATAATCAGCTTGAGGAAGTTAGTTACCTCGGTCGCAGGGGTCTTCGACTCGATCACCCCGACGCGATCCCCCGGGTCCATGTCGACCACGAAAGGCCCGCCACTGG